CCGGAACCACCGATCAGCCGCAGACTCAGTGGAAGTCGCCGACGCACCCGGATTCAACCCGGACCGCTGGTCAATCGCAAGATCGAGCGCGACCCGATCCCAGCGCCGCGTGCCCGGCAAGGGCCTCGGAATCCATCCCTTCGCCATCCACTGCGAGAAAGCGGTCGGGGACAACCCGCAACGAGCGCGCGCCAGCGCGCCCGTAAGCAGCCTCGGAGCATTGTCGTTGTCGTGCCTCATGACTTCGATTTTGCCTGCTTGGGGAACTGGAAGCGGTCGATCACTTGGACGACCGTATAAGTCCTGCCAGGGTTGTTCTTTGCTTCTTTCTGAGCAATCGACGCGGCGACATCCTCTTCATAGAAGCCCGCCGCATGGAGCACCCTCCCATTATTTAGGATGAGGAATGATTTACTACTCATCGAGCTTCCTCATGTCGAAGTCTCTGATCCGATACTGATCGAGGGCCATTTCTCGCATCGCGTCGCAGAGGTTGCGATTTGCCCCCCTCCACCTAGCCGCGTCAATCTTCTTCAAGATCAGTCTGCCGCGCTCGATCTCGACAGCCCGCTGCATGCCGCATTCGAGTGTGTCGCGGATATGCTTGACGCGGTTCGTTCGAACGTCATTGGTCATTGCTAGCCAACCATGCACGAGGATGTCTTTCCGGACCTAGACCGGACGATAACGGATGTCAAGGGATGAAGATGCCTCTAGCGCGTCACAAACGACGATAGCGAGCGCGTGGCGACGCTGAAGATAGGTGACAATCTCTTCCGATCGGACGATCGCCTCGAAGCTTATCGATACGAGGTATTCTGCACCCTGGTCTCGGATGAAGCGAAAGCTCTCACGCGCTTGCGCCAGCGTTCCATCGCATCTCCCAATCGCATGAGAGTAGCCGAGCATCCCGAACGCGCTCATTGATGCGGCGCGACAAACAACCCAATAGTCACTCACGATGCGATCTCCATCAACCGAACAAGCTGTGCTGCACGGGCGGATCGGCGGGAGAGTCGAGTTGCAAGAGTGCGGAACGCATAAGCCGCTTCCAGCGGGACAACGCCGTTGCCGAGCATGCGCAATCTCTCAATGCGGGCGGCGTGAGGGCCAGAGAGGTCCACCCGAGCGGCCAACCCATCAGCCATTCGACAAACTGCGGGTTCAAGGTGCGGCGCAATTTCAAGGGCTCTGAGCCATCCTGCGGCGTCAGACGGTCCCGGAGCGAATCCGCCAAGTCCATCGTGATATTGTAGGTGCGCGAATTGCCGGGCTGACGACTCTCCGAGAATGACAGCGAGGTCGGGGTCGGCCACTGCTGCGGCTGATTGTCGTTCATCGCCGGCACGTCGCCGTGCCAGAGCCGAACCTGATTCTCCAACCCGGCTTGCCGCTTCTTGCCGTCCGGCTGCATCCCGGTCGGCGATGTGTTGTCGTTCAACGCGCGCCCCCCGTTCGGCACGCTCGGCGTGTACCAAAGGTGCTCCACGAAGTTCGGTAGTTGATCCAGGTGCAGCCGGCCCGTGCCGTTCTCCAAATGCGCTTCGCCGTTCGCTCCCTTCCAGTCCCGCGCAGCTGGCGACGGCCACGCAGAGAACGAAGCAGCGCTCGCGCCGGTGGCTCGCGCCGACTTCTGACGCAGTGAAAAGTCCGATCTCAGGCTCGTAACCAAGGCGGCGAACATTTCGCCAGAGCCGTTCCAGCCCGCCCGACGTGACGAAGCCGCCGACGTTCTCGATGAAGAAGAACCACGGCCTGCTCTGGACGATGATCCGGCGCGCTGCCGACCAGAGGTCGCGCTCGTCTTCCTCTGCGAGTCGGAGCCCGGCAACGGAATGAGGTTGGCACGGGATGCCGCCAACGACGCCATCCACAAGGCCACGCCACGGGCGGCCGTTGAAGGTGGTGACATCGCTCCAAATAGGAGCCTCATGTACGAGACCCTGTTGCATCGCTGCGACCAGGTTCGTGACGGCGAAGGCTTCCCTCTCGACACACACGACGCTTCGAGCGCTTGGCACTGCCAACTCGATTCCGAGATCAAGCCCGCCGCCGCCAGTGCAGAGGGAGATGAGGTTGAGGGGACGTACAGCCACATTCACGACGCCGCCTTCGGCGCTTCGAGCCAATCGACAAAGCGCACGCGAACGTCAGCTTCGAGCAGCATCAGGCGCGTCAGTTCCATATCCTCGCCCCAGCGAGACTCCTTGGGGTCCGGCCTCACGCAAACGACATCGCTGATCCCGGCCTGAATGATGCCGCGCGCGCAATCAGAGCACGGAAACCACGGCAGGTAGATCGTGCAGCCGAAGGTGCTGACGCCCTTCGCGGCGGCGTTGAAGATCGCGTTGCGCTCGGCGTGCTCAGTCCACTTGTACTTCTCAGGCCGGTCGTGCCGGCAGTCGATGTCGTCATTGATCCCGCGCGGGAAGCCGTTCCATCCGACTGATACCAAGACTTGACGGTCATCCACGATGACGCAGCCGACCTTCCGGCTGCGGTCCTTGCTCCATTGCGCAACGTGCTGCGCCAGCGACATCCAGCGGCGACCCCAATCAGACATCAGTTCAACTCCCGCGCAGTCTCGACAGCGCCGCGTACGGCGCGCACGCCGGCAATGACGGCGTCGATGCGAAGCGTGATCTCGAAGCACTGGAAGCGAGCGTCGAGCAGCGCGAGCGCAACCGAGTCTGCATCCGGCTTGGCTTTGCGAGCTACGGCCGCCTCAATCATCAACTTGGTCGTGGAGTCGTCAGTGCGCGACATGGGTCGGGACATCCTGCAAGAGGGCGTGCTGATCGGGATGGATGGGCGGGAGCGCCTTGCGCCTCGCCCTGAATCGAACCGGCCGCGTTGCGGTCGGGTCGCGCAGAAACGGAAACCGTTCGTGGATGCCAGTCACGATCTCGACCAGCGCGCAGATCGTCTGCGGCATGGTGAGTTCGAGCTTCGCGGCGATCGGGCGAAGCTCTTCGAGGACTTCCGGCGGCAGAGCCTTGGCACGTGGGACCGCGACCAAATCCCAGCCGAGCCAGCCGAGCACCGCTTCGAGGCTTTCGAGGCCGGGGCGGTTCTTCCTTCGCCACGCCTTGATACTGGCCCGGCGGACGCCGGACCCTTCTTCGCAGGCGTCATACGTCACGCCAAGTCTCGCCATCTCGGCGAAGACCAACTTGACGTGCGGCCCGACGCGCTCGGGCATCGACACCGTGCGCCGAGCAACGCGCTCGCGTTGGCGGTTACTCATGCTTCGGGCTTTCCGCCATCTCGGTCGTGATGTTCATCATGGCGATGGCGCCGATCAGGTCAGGCTCGCTGGCCGACTTGAACATGACGCGGCGGTTGTGCGTGTCCGGGTGCAGCACGATCCCTTCAGCCTTGAAGGCGTGCAGCATGGTCTTCAGGAACTGGCAGTTGATACCGAAGGCCGCCACTTCGCCGTCGATCTCGGCCTCGACCACGTCCACACCGCCGCCTCCCTGGCTCCCGACCGCGACCACGAAGCCGTCCTCGGTGCCGGCGCACTGAAGGCGGTGACCCAATTCCTTCGAGGCGAACGGCTCAAGCAGCGAGACGGTGTTGATGCACGACGCGCGGTCAACGAGCACGCGGGTCGGCGACGGGTTGGCGACCAGCGGAGCGTAGTTCGGATAGCCGCCGACCAGCATCGCGGACGAGAAGCGGATGTTCTCGGTGGTGAAGAGGATCGTGCTCTTATCGACTTCGATGTTGACCTTGTCGGCCGACTTGAAGAGCCGCATGACGGCGTTGACCGTCTCAGACGACAGGATCACGCCGGGCGGCTGACCGTCCTGACACGGCATTCCCTCGGCCCCCTTCGGCAAGTCGATCGTCGAAAGGATCAGGATCATGCCGGTGGTGCCAACGGAGGCGAGCAGCTTGCGTCCGCCGTCCTCGCGGACGTGCAGGAAGACGCCGGCCATCGGCGAACTCGGCACATTCGACAAGGCTTGCGACGTGTGGCTGAAGAGCTTGACGAGATCAGCGCCCGACAATGCGAACTTCGTCCCACTCACATTCGAGTCGCGCGCCGGCCAATCTTCGGCGGCGAGCGCCGGGAAGCTGGTACGCGAGCGACCAGCCTTGACGATGACTTCGTACTTCGTGTCGTCGAACTCGATCGAGACATCGACGCCCTTCGGCAGACGATCGACCACCATCTTCAGCTTGGCGGCATCGACGGTGGTTGCGCCGGGGCGGGACATCTCGCAGAGGCCCGACGCCTCCACCATCATGTCGAAGTCGGTGGACGCGATGGAAATGACCGAATCACGAACGACGATTCTGGCGTTGTTGGCGATGACGGATGGCGAGTTCTTCGGCGCACTGGAAACGCCGCGCGTGACGATATCAGCCAGGGCGTCGCGATTGATCTTGATCTTCAATGTGGTATCTCCCGTTAGATGAAGTGGATCGGCTCGCCGACGTGCTGCTCGCACTCTTCGACGGACTGAAACTTGGGGTTGAGGTAGACGCTCATGCGATGGAGCGCGTCATCGTGAAGGCCGGCACGGATCAGCGCGTCGATCTCGCCACTGAAGGCACTGCCGACGCACGCCAGCCAGCGTTGCGCGACCGACGAGTCACCAACGGCAAGCGCCGCATGGGCGCGCTTGATCTCGGTGTCGTCGAAGAGCGAGGGGCCGCTCATGACGGATAAGTCCACGGCGGGGCTTCGATCGAAAGGTCACGGTGGGTCGGCATTTTGAGCGGACCATCGAGCGCCCGAATGCAGTAGCGCCGACGCTCAGCGATCGCACTATCCAGCGCGTCGCACATACCGCGCGACCATCCTCGGTCGGTGTAGAACACCGAGTAGTCGGCGACACGTCGCCACGCGAGACCAAGTTCGATCCCGAGCTTGCGCTCGGCCGGAACGTTGTCGTCGAGGAATTGAGTGATGAGAAGGTGCGATGCCTGCGGGCTCTCGCCACGCATTGCGCAGTCTTTGGCGGCGCGTCGCGCGTAGGCGACATTCGCCTCAACGTCGCCCGCGAAGGGCGACTCGAGAATGACGAGTCTGATGGGTTGCATCCGTTGCCCCTCCCATGAGGCAACGGATCAATAACATATCTATCCGTTATGTCAACGGATGATCACGGATCAAATCTGATCGCAACTCCCGATGATCCGTTCGAGGCTATCAACTTCAGTGCGGGGTATCTCGCGAACGATTTGATCACTCAATGTCCGCACGGAAATGACATCCGATGCGATTTCCACGACTTCACGGATAGCCACGCGCCCATCGCGCATTCGGACAACAGCGAAACCGCCGTGAATCACCGGCTTGCTTGGGTTCACGATGACCAATTCACCGACCCGGAACCGGGGCGACATAGACCCGTCAGGGACTGTGATGCAATAAGCGTTCGAACTATCCGCCATCATCGGCCACGGCACACGACGCGATTCGGGTAGAGCGAAGAAGCCGTCTGGATCAGTTAGTCCAATTTGATAAAGGGGAACCAACGGGAGCGGGGCGTCGGCGTCAGGCTTCAAAGGACTCGGAGTTGGCGCGGATGCCGGAATCCTTCGAGGGGTTGCCTGTTTTCCGTAAAAATAATCGACATCTGTATCGAGTAGTGCGGCGAGTCTGGTGAGACCTTCATGGCCTGGGTTGTTGGATTTGCCCGACACCAGATCGTTAATGTAGCTCAACCCGAGCCCGGCTTTGCGGGAAGCTTCGTTGCGCGAAAGGTTGGCCGCTAGCCGTCGTTCTTCGACTCGCTCCTTGATCGTTTCGATCGCGGGGTGCGACTGACCGCGCTTCACAATCACGCCACCCTTCGATTTCATCCGCTCAATCCCCGGTCGTTCTGTGCTCAACATTTTCAAATCCTTTTAGCCGACGAGCGCCAAACTTCAAAGATATCAAAAGCTACAGCGCCAATCCCTGCACATCTAGTCGCGCGCGGCTCATCGGCCGCCATATCCGCGATGATCCGTTGACATCCGCTGGATCGTCAGTTAGAAAACGTTCAACACGGTCAGCGGAAGCTCATCAACTGATTCGGCCTTAAACCGGATCAGCGATGGATGTCAACAATTGTGCGACGGATGAACTTGTCAGAAGCAACCCATAGAGACCTGGCCGGCCGTGTTGCGTCGCTGACCCAAACCATCGAGGCCATTCGGACGTCGATGTCTGGCTTTGGTTCCCTTCCGGCCGAGTGGAAACTGACGCCGAAAGAACGTGCGCTGTTTCTGGCCTTGGTCCGAAACGAGGTCGTCACGAAACCGATGGCGACCGTTCTTCTCTACGGCGCCGAAGAGCGCCCCTCGCATTCGGTCGATGTCTTTCTCTCGCGCATCCGCAAAAAAACCAAACCGCATTTCGTCACTATCGAGACTATCAACCGCACCGGCTACCGGCTGGTCGATCGACTCGTGTGGGCGAAGACTTTGAAGCTCGACATTCCGGCCGAGCGCTAACCGGGGAGCCACATGGCGATCTCACTGAAGTCGATCAAGAAGAAGACCGCTGGCGAGTTGCAGCCGATCTTCACCATCTATGGCGTGCCGAAGATCGGCAAGTCGTCGCTCGCGTCCGAGTTTCCGCGTCCGATCTTCATCCAGACCGCCGAGGGCGAAAGCGTCCCGTCCGGCGTCGAGGCCGACACGATCGAGGTCCGCACCTACGGCGAACTGTGCGAGGCGATCGGCGCGCTCGTCAACGAAGAGCATGACTTCGCGACGGCCGTCGTCGATTCGACGACCGGCCTCGCCAATCTGATCAATGCCGAGGCGTGCAGTCGCAATGGCTGGAAGACCCTCGAAGACCCCGGCTACGGCAAGGGCTACAAGGTCGCGAACTCAGTGTTCCTCGAATACATCGACGGCATCACGACGCTGCGGCGCGAGCGCAACATGGCGATCCTGCAACTCGGCCACTGCGACATCAACCGCTTCGACTCGCCGACCACTGATCCGTATTCGCGCTACCGCGTGAACATGCACAAGGACATGGCCGACGCCATCGAGGCGAACAGCGACGTGATCGCGTTCCTCAACTTCAAGGCGACGATCAAGAAGGTCGATGCCGGCTTCAATAAGGACATCCGCCACGGCGAGGGTGGCGGCACGCGCTGGATGTTCCTCGAAGAGCGCCCCGGCTTCATCGCCGGCAATCGCTTCAACATGCCGCCCGAGCTTCAGTTCAAGAAGGGCGAGGGCTACACGGCGCTCGCCAAATATCTGCCGCCCGCCCCGGCGTCGGCTTCCTAATCGACCAATCGCACCGCCATCCAGGAGAACACAGTGGCACAACTTGGTTTCAATCTGTCCGAAGTCAACGAGAACGACGCGGAAGGCGGCGGGTCGGTAATCATCCCCCGCGACCGCTACATGCTTCAGATCACCGAAGGTGACGTGAAAGAAAACTCGAAGCACACCGGCATGCTCTACGAGTACAAAGCCGAAGTCATCGAGGGCGAATTTCAGGGCGTCAAAGTCTTCGGCAACATCAACGTCAGCCACAAAAATCTGACCGCGCAGAAGATCGGCCAGGCGCAACTGAAGGCGCTGGCGCTGGCGCAGGGGCAGGACCCCGCAACGGTGAGCGACACCGAGCAGTACAACTGGCAGCCGTTCATGGCCGATCTGGATGTCGAGTCCTACAAGGGGCGCGACGGCAGCGACAAGGAACGCATGGTGATCAAGAAGTTCATCCACGCCGGCAACGCCGACTCCGTGCCGCCGGGCAAGGAAGAGCCGAAGACCGTCGCGAACGACAACGTCAAGACGCCGACGACTGCGGCGAACAGCAATCAGCGCACGGCCGCTCCGGCCGCCGCTGCCTCGGGTGGCGCGCGCTCGATGCCCTGGAAGAAGTAACGACCTCGCTCTGATCTGGCACCGGGGCTTCGGCCCCGGCGCTCTCTACAAATCCCAGCACAATTCAACCTGACCAACGCGTCCGTTTGCGCGAACGCTAGAGGCTTGCCTGATGGCTCCGATCCCCCGTCCACACAGCCTGACGACCGAAGCCATCTATGCGGCCTACGCGAAATCGCGCGAGCAGGCATGGGACTCGCTCGGCATCTCGATCTCGATCCTCGGGGAAGAGTGCGAGCGCCAGCTTTGGTATGAATTGCATTGGGCCGCGAAACCGGAAGTAATCGATGGCCTGAAGGCGATCACATTCGAGACCGGCAACCTCGAAGAAACGCGGCTGATGAACTCCCTTCGCATGATCGGTTGCGAAGTGGACGAGGTCGATGCGCGCGGCAAGCAGTATCGCGCCAGCGCGGTCGCCGGGCACGTTCGCGGCAAGACGGACGGCAAGGTGCTCGGCCTGCCGGAAGCGCCGAAGGTCTGGCACTGCGTCGAAGCCAAGTCGATGAAGGAAGTCTACTGGAAGGAAGTCGTGAAGCACGGCGTCCGGCAGGGCTATTTCACCCATTGGGTGCAGTTGAACACGTACTGCCATCTCTTCGGCTTCGAGCGCGGGCTCTACATCTGCCGGAACAAGAACACCGGCGAGGTTTACTGCGAGAGGATCGAGACCGATCACGTCGAGGCTATCCGACTTCTCGCGCGCGCCGAGCGCATCATCAGAGCCGCCAATCCGCCGCCGAAGCTGCACGTAGACCCCGAGGCCAAGACGGCCTTCAAGTGCAAGCATATGTGCAAGGCGAAGGGCATCTGTCACGACAAAGAGTTCTCCCGCATTTCGTGCCGCACATGCCTCCACTCCACGCCCGAGTTCTTCGGCGATGCCGCGTGGTCGTGCGCGCGGTGGAACAAGCCGCTGTCGTTCGCCGAGCAGAAGGCCGGCTGTCCCGCGCACCTCTACATCCCGTCGCTCGTTCCTGGCGAGCCGATCGATTCCAGCGAGGAAGAAGAGTGGGTGCTCTACACGCTGCACGACGGATGTGAGTGGCGCGACGGCGCAAAGCCGGTTCGGCGCTACTGGCACCACCCCGAGTCCGGCTCAGTCTTCACCACCATGACCGATGAGCCCGACCCTCGCGAAGCGGGCGGCGATGCCGCGCTTGTCGAAGAGCTTTCCGCTGACGAGTTCGCCGAACTCTCAGCCCGCTACGAACAGATCGACGAAAATCAAGGGGACTGACAATGAGCCGCATGACCGACAAGCGCGGTGGCGTGCGATTTATCGATGCTGGCGAGCGCCAGTGCCGATACTTCATCAACAACGAGTCCGGGATGAATGGACTCGTATGCGCCGACGCGACGATGGAGGGTAGTTCTTACTGCCCGCAACATCATCGCGTTCTCTTCAAGCCGGTGTTGCCGATCTCATGGCGGAGGCGCTTCGAGGACGGCGAGATCGGCGAGAGCGCCGGCCACGGGTCCGACCTGTCGGAGTTTCTGTCGTGAGGTTTCCGCTGATCTATGCGGACCCCGCTTGGACCTTCGAGACGTATTCGGAGGAAGGCAAGGAACGCTCGCCCGAGCAGCACTACGACTGCATGACCCTTGATCAGATCAAGGCAATTCCGGTGGCTGATCTCGCGGCCGACGATAGCGCGTGCCTGCTGTGGGGCTGTGACCCACTGCTCGACAAAGCCTTCGAGGTTCTGAAGGCATGGGACTTCACGTTCAAGACGGTCGGCTTCTACTACGTGAAGGTCGGTCGCGGTCTACGGCCTCACACGGGCATGGGGTACTGGACCCGAGCCAATCCGGAGATTTGCCTTCTTGGTACGCGCGGCAACGTCAAGCGCATGTCGAAGGGAGTGCAGCGGCTGATCCTCGAACTCGACTACGAGGACAAGGTCATTCTCGCGCCGCGCACTCTGCACTCGGAGAAGCCGCTCGAAGTTTACAGCCGGATCGAGAAGCTTCTTCCCGGTCCGTACCTCGAACTGTTTGCGCGGCACGCCCACCCTGGCTGGCACCAATGGGGCAACGAAGTCGGCAAGACCGGCGGCATCCCGAACCTCATCCACATGCCGGGTTACCCGGCTCGCGCGTTCGCCGCGAACGACAACTCACTCTTCAGGGAATCGATCTGATGGCACACGTTCTCCGCCAGTATCAGCGCGAGGCGGCCGACGCCCCCTATGCCTATTGGGAGAAGAAGCCTGAAGGCAATCCGCTGATCGTGCTGCCGACCGGCGGCGGCAAGTCGTTGGTGCTCGGCACCATCACGCAAGAGTTCATCGAGATCGAGCCGACGACGCGCATCATTATGGCGACGCACGTCAAGGAATTGATCGCGCAGAACTTTGAGGAACTGCTCGGCATCTGGCCGTGGGCACCGGCTGGTGTTTACTCGGCGTCGCTCAAGCGGAAGGAAATTCACCACCAGATCACCTTTGGCGGCATCCAGTCGATGTACCGGGTCGCCGCGAAGTTCGGTCCGGTCGATGTCCTGATCATCGACGAAGCTCATCTGGTCCCGCCGGATGAGGCCGCGATGTACGGCAAATTCATCAAGGCGCTTCGCGAAGTCAATCCGAAGATGCTGATCCTCGGCCTGACCGCTACGCCGTACCGCATCGACTCCGGCTTGCTGACGGAAGGGGACGACGCGCTCTTCACGGATATCATCTACGAGATCACGATCAAGGAACTGATCGACCTTGGCTATCTCGTCCCGCTGACATCGAAGGCAACCGCGACGCAGATCGACTTGAAGGGCGTTGGCCGTGCCGGTGCGGACTTCAAGCCGGGTGCTCTTCAGCTTGCCGTCGATAAGCATCCGATCACGGCGGCGGCGGTTGATGAGGTCATTGCCTACGCGACCAACAACGAGAAGCCGCGACGTTCCTGGCTGTTCTTCTGCACAGGCGTCGAGCACGCGATTCACGTCCGCGATGAAGTTCGCGCGCGCGGGTACTCATGCGAGGCGATCCACGGCGAGACCGAAGAGGGCGACCGCACGCGCTGGATCGAAGAGTTCAAGGCCGGCAAACTTACGGCGCTGACCAACGCCAACGTGCTGACCACGGGCTTCAACGCACCGCGCATCGATCTGCTCGCGATGCTTCGGCCGACCGAGTCCACTGCGCTCTATGTGCAGATGGTCGGCCGTGGCACGCGCTGCATGGGCAAGGACATCGAAGAGTCCATCCGCAACGGGAAGTCGGATTGCCTTGTGCTCGACTTCGCCGGCAACGTCCGCCGGCACGGGCCGGTGGATCGCGTCACGGTGAGGAAGCCCGGCAAGGGCGGCGGCGAGGCCCCGGTCAAGGAATGCCCGAAGTGCCATGAACTAATCTTCGCTGGCCTTTCGAAATGCCCGGTGTGCGAGCATCAATTCGAGCGTGATGTCGAGAAGAACATCAAGCAGACCGCCGACGCGGTGCCGATCTTGTCGTCGTCGGCGCCGAAGTGGATCGCTGTGAAGCGTCGCACCTTCTACCGCCACGACAAACCCGGTGGCACCCCGAGCATCCGCGTCGAGTATCTGTGCGGCGCAGTGGTCCACAAGGAATGGATTTGCCCCGAGCATAAGGGCTACGCGCGCATCCTCTTCGAGAAGTGGTGGCGGAAGCATGGTGGTGGCGACGACGCGCCGCTCACGATCGCCGCTGCGTGCGCCGTCGCGCATGACTTGAAGCAATGCGCCGAAATCCAGATCAAGGCGAACGGCAAGCATTGGGAAATCGTCGGCCACAAGCTGACTGATCCCGATCCGACGATCCCGGCACTGCCGCCCTTGCAGCCGACTCGCGAGCAGACCATCGCTCGCAATTTCGAACTCAACCGGAAGCCGACGATGCCCGGCGTGAGAGCGCCTTCGGCAACGACGACGCCGCCGCCATGGGAGAAGCCCGCCACGAACGACATCTTCAAGGCCCCGATCAAACACTTCTCTGTCACGCAGCTTGCGAACATGAAGCCGTGGAACGCGAAGAAGGCCGCCGCGCCGGCACCGCGTCCGCTCAACGACGACGACATTCCGTTTTGAGTGGCGGCAACATGGGTGAAGTTCACAAATCAATGCGACGCAATGAATCGTATCAGAAGCTTGCGGCCTACCTGACTGAGCAGGGATACCACTTCGAGCCCGCCATTGGGTCGAAGCACCCGTATCTTGTGGTGGACCTGAAGCAAGGCTCCAAGGTGAAGTTCTTCTTCCCTTCAAGTGCCGGCGATCGGCGGTCCGCGAGCAACTGCGTCGCGCAGATCAAGCGGCTCATTCGAGAACGGCTTGGAGGCCGCAATTATCATGGCGCGTAAATTCGACATCGAACCTGTGTGCTGCGGCGTCTGCCGTCGCGAAGCAATCGCTGTCGGCTACGCGCCGAAACAGGGCACGCCGGTTCTTTGGCTTTGCAAGAACATCGAGTGTATCGAACTCGGGAGGGTAGTATTTCACATGGCACCTAGCAGACTCACTCGCTTCGAGCGGAAGTCGCTCGAAGATGCTGGCGGCGCTGCTGGCGCGTACCTCGAAACTCTCGGCAAGTTCGATCTTTCCGAATTGAGCCCCGACGAATGGTTCAACTTCCTGACCATCGTCCTCAATAGCTATGGCGAGAACATGCGCCAGCAACTTCTCTCTCACGACGCACCGTTCTGAGGCATCAAGAACATGACTGAAGCTCCGTTTTCCGTAGCCGGTCCCAGCATCTACGCGCTTGGTTACAATCCGATCCCGATCATGCCCGGCGACAAGAAGCCCGGCATGATGGTCGGGGACGACTGGCGCCTGTTCAAGGGATGGAACGAGTTCTGCATTTCGAGGCCGAGTCAGTTCCAGATCAATCAGTGGACGAAATGGCCGAATGCCGGCGTTGGCGTCGCGTGCGGACAGGGCTTGATCTGCAT